AAGTGTTTTTATTTCAGCTATATCGCCTTCAAGCTTATCAATTCTTTGTGCTTGTTTAGCTGCCATTTTCTTTCTTTCAATATATTTATTATACTCATCATAAGAGGTATTAAGTATTGCATTACTTTCAACCTCTCTATGCAAGTTAAGCGAATCTTTTATCTTAACTAATTTCATTATGCAGTAGCTACTATGATGAGGTTCTTTGCTCTAGGTACTAGTGCCGAATTGTTAGACTTCAATACCAATTTAACAGCAGCGGCATTAAACGTTTCAGGTGTTTCAACATTAAATGACACATCAGTAAAACCGGAAGAAGACTTCGACAACGTTGTATTTTCATTTGCCGTCAAGCTTGTAACTGAAGTAACGTTATCAAGTAATTCCCAGTTAATATCTTCAAATGGAATTTCCGAAGACGATTGAGCAGCTTTATAATAAACTCCGATTTCACAACCAGAAGGAATATCAGCAGTAAATCTAATTGTTAAATTATTTGAAGCTGCAGCCGATCCTGAAAGGTTGATCTTACGAGTTATGTATTTTGCTAATGAAGAACTGTCTGACCCTACTTCATCAACAAAGTTATCATAAAGTTTCACGGTTACAGAATCACCTGATGCAGTTGTAAAATCCGTTGTACTAGTAATAGTTCCGTCATCAGAAACGTTAGTTATAAGATGAATTCCATTATTCCCAGAATCATCGGCATCTGATATGCTAATATACTTACCAACTTTCAATGATTTGAATATTGCTTGATTTGCTGAGGTTGTTGGCTGAATGGTGTTTCCGCTAAAGTCAACTGCTCCTGTAAACAATTCGTACAAATCAAACTCACCGTCACCTGGTGCAGCACCAGCTTCCCCTTCCCCATCAAAATTTAACACCTGCAAATTAGGATTGTTAATTCTATTCTTAACAGTAATCAAAGAAAGTCTAGAACTATCAATTACTGGTGAAACATAAGAATTGGATGTAGCCATTTCAGCTTTCAAGTGGAAGTTCTTAGCACCAGCTCGAATAGTTTGAGTTGTATCAAAGTAATTATTTTCATTAGCATTAACTGAAAAATAATCACTCGAACTAGGACTTGTAACTGTTGCAGCTTTAAATTCTAATGTAGCATCTGCAAAATTCAGTTGTTGCACAACAGGCTGAATTACATCTAATTTGACATCTCTGGTACACTTAACCGAAGACCCGCCAATACGACCAGTGGAAGTTTGCACAGATGCTAGTCTAATAACAAATGCATCTTCTTGAGCGTGCAACAATGTATACGTACCATCAATATCTGGACTAGTGCCGGACAAAGTAACCGAATCACCAACATCTAGACCATGATTTGGATGATACACTCTTGCCAACTTAGACTGATCTCTGATAAAGATCGGATTGTTTTCTAACAAAACGGCATCAATTCCTGTATTAACAAAATCCGCTGATCCACTAGAACTAAAGTTAGCAACGTTAATTCTGAACATCAAGTCTTGATTTTGTTCTGCAGTCCACGTTGAAGCATTTTGTGACTTAAATAAAACACCCGCATATGGTTGTTCTGACACAAGGTTTTCTGTTTCAACATCAGTTGCACCTAGTTGTGATGTCCAGACGTGATAATTAACAGAGTCAGACAACAGGACAACACAATACTCACCAACATCTTGTACATACACAGGTGCTTTCATGTTAAANCGAGTTGGAGCAGTTGGTCTATATGATTCAATACCATCAACAACAATCTTTTCATTTGCAAGATTCAGTTCATGTGGATATAATGTCACAGTAGAAAAAGGAAGAATATTTTTTCCTGGATAGCCATTAACAACTTCTCTGATTTGAAGAGTAATTGGCTTGTTAAGATCAACTGTCGCAAACCAAATATCAACCGAGGTAATGAATGCACCACCACTGTTTTCAATCAAGAATGTTTGCGCAAGAGGATCAAACCAACCAGTATCTCTAATAACACGACCCAATCTTTCAGAAAACACTGTACGATCTTCAGTAACTACTGTGCGTACAACTTCTGCATTACGAACTGAATTGAAGGTTGCTTGCCATGTTTGTAATACGCCTTCTGCTCTATAATTAGCAAATGCTCTGGTGCTAGCAGTTTGATCGTCATTAGAAACATCATCAATAAGCTTAAATTCTCTATTTCCGGTTGGGAACTGAAGAGAATCATTATTAGGAATATTAAATACGCCAGCAACATTACCAGTATTGTTGGTTATCAAAGTTGTAGGCTCAATAAATCCTGTAACTGTAGCCGTAACACCAGAAATGCTACCAGTGATAGTATCTCCAACCTGAAAGCCTCCATTAACATTAAGAACTAACACTGACAGTTCATTACTTGGACCCACCTCTTGAAACACACAAACCGCAGTACCTGGAGATGTTGTAATCGTATATGTACTTGCACCACGCTCTGACACATATATAACATCGCCTTTGCTATATGATGCTTGGAAGTTATCATCAAAGTTACGAGCAGGTTGTTCACTATCAATACCAGCATTTGTTTGATAATCAAAAAAGTTATCTTCAAGTGCTGTTTGAGTTCCAGTGTACGTAATTCTTGCAGCTGGTGTTATAAAGTTTGAGACATCTACATCATCAAAAAATGGATACACTCGAGTATTTGGTTTCATTGCACTTGCTACGAATACCATATTTCTCGATCTAATAAATGGAACAACAGATCTTGAAACAACTCGATCGTTTACAAATTCTCTTGAAAATGTTGCTCTTACCTCAGTGTTAATTCCAGTGCGTGATTGTCCTGTTTGAGTAGCTTCAATTTCATATGTAAGTACTCGACCACCAGGAGTGTTATCAATAAGAGCACGTTCAGCTGCGGTAAATGTATTACGATTCATCCATCGACCAGCACCTAACCCAAAATCTTGAGTTGACCAATTGTCAACGCGTCTTAGTGCTGTACCTACAACTTGAGTACCAGACCATTGAGTCTGCCAAGAGTTCCAAACTGTTCCCAGTGTACCAGCTTCTCTTTCAGCGGTTAAAACAGCTGAAAAATTTCCTTCAACATCATTAATGATTTCAGGAACTCTAGTGGTTTCAATCCATTCATCTGAAGGAGGATTGATTTCCATTGAACCAATAAATGTAAAAATAGCAAATGGGTTGACGTTCTGTGGGGTTGACGCCGTAGTCTGAGAAATAAATCCTACCTCTTCAGTATATGGCAATGTAATAATGTCGTTCTTGATTGCATATGTGCTACGTGTATTGTTAGCTTCAATTAGCTTAACGTTATCCATATGATGTGTTGGGCGAAGCTCTTTTGCCTCCATGTCAATAGCGGCACGATAATCTGGAGAACCAATATCACCAGTGGTATGACCTGCAAAGTTATCAACAATAAAGCCATTCTTAAATCTGTCTAAACCAAACTCATCTTTAACATCAAGAGTTGAGGCCTGTTGCTCAAGAAGTGAAAGTGTTGTGTAATATTCTAGGTTTTCAATTCTCTTTTCAAGTTTGCCAATATCACGCATTGTGTAGCGTCTGTTATCAACCTTTTGAATATTAACAGTTGATGGGATTGCTGTATATGGTGAAATATACAACGTTGCCATATGCATAGATTCAACGGGAGTTTCTGGCACAGCTGGAACATCGCTAGGAATACCTCTTGTGTGAACAAACCTTCCTTCAATGTTTAATGAAACTCTATCAATTCTTGGAAGATAATAATCATAAGAAAAGTCAGAGGTTGTACCAGGTTTTGGTGGGAATGTTAATACCGCACCAGTATCAGTAAATGAAGTACCGTCATCAGAAATGCGTGGTCTAAAGTCTAAGCAATCTGCTAAAGGAAGTTCTTTATAATATGGAATTTCATTTCTAGTTACATCACTATATGAATCAACACAAAAGTAAGCACCAGAACCATTATGTGTAAAGTAATCAAAATAAATTCTCAAAGAACCAGATGGTGCTGGATAACCAGGCTTGCGAATGATTCTACCTACATCATAATAAGCATCTCTTTGTCCGTTATCTAATTCAAAGTGATCTGTAATATCAATTGCACCAGTTGCATTAAATGCTCCAGTACCAGTTGCCATTAAGACTTTACGTATTCTTAGTACGTCTGCTTTTTGTAGAGAAATGGTTCTTTCTTGTATCGCTTCAGCTGTAGTGTAATCAATTGATGCAAAGCTTTGCAACTCTTTATCTTTTGGTTCCCCAAAGCTATCAGTATTATCTGATACTTTGCGAACTGGAAAAAACACAGTATAGGAACCGTCACTTAAACCATTAATCGTCAAAGTCTGATCATTATTACTAGTAGGATTAGCAGGTAGCGTAAAAGATGCAAAAGCATTTCCACTAGAAGTGACAATAATTTCAGATGCTTCAACGTTTGGATCAATCCTGCCAACAGATGTAGTTACTGTTGCAACACCGCCTGTAGAAGTAGTAGTTGCCTTTTGAACAACAGTGTATGTAACATCAGTACCACCACTTATTTGTGTAATGGTATCAATATACGATTTATCTAACGGAAATACTGCACGTGTTCTTGTTGC